GAAATTGAAAGGCAGATTTCAACCTGGTATCAGCGGTTTGCAAAGAATAATCAAATCAGCATGGCAGAAGCAAGAAAGCTTTTAACATCAGGTGAACTTGCTGAATTCAAATGGGATGTCAAAGAATTTATCAAGTACGGTGAACAAAATGCATTGAATCCTATTTGGATGAAGGAACTTGAAAATGCATCTGCAAGATTCCATATTTCCAGGCTTGAAGCTTTGAAACTGGAAACACAGCAGACCATTGAAAAGCTGTTTGGTGGTCAGCTTGATGAAGTTGATAAGTTGCTGAAAAAGACTTATTTACAGAACTACTATCACACTGTTTATGAAGTTCAGAAAGGTTTCAACATTGGTTGGGATATTGCTGCAATTGATGACCGAACTGTTGAAAGGTTAATTTCAAAACCATGGCTGACGGATGCAAAGAATTTCAGTGAAAGGATATGGTCAAACAAGGCTTCCCTTATCAATGAAGTTCAGACACAGCTTACAAGGACAATCATGCTTGGAAAGTCACCTGATGATGCAATCAAAGCTATTGCAGCAAAGATGAAGTCATCACAGGGGCAAGCAGGAAGGTTGGTGATGACAGAATCAGCTTATTTTTCTTCACAGTCACAGAAGGAAGCTTTCAATGCTTTGGATGTGGAAAAGTTTGAAATAGTGGCAACACTGGACAGCAGCACATCCGAAATATGCAGGGAACTTGATGGACATGTGGAAGAAATGAAGAACTATGAACCAGGGGTCACTGCTCCACCATTCCACCCTTTTGCAGAACCACTACTGTACCATACTTTGACGATAATGACGGTGAAAGATTCGCCAGAAACAGTAGTGGTAAAGGTATTTATATTCCGTCAAACATCACATATCATGAGTGGAAGAAGCAATTTATAAAATAACCTGTGGTGTAGATTTACAACTATATGGGCATTATATGAGGTCAAAAAAATCCAGTTTTTACTGAAAAATTATGAAATGAACCCAAAGGGGTGATTGGTAGTAGTTTCTTTCAGTGAACTGGATTTTTTGATATATCGTCACTTTGGTATTTCTGACGAAAACTGAAAAGACAAATGATACTGGACTGAACCAGGTAAAAAATGAATTTGAAAGGATGGTCAAAACAATGAAAAAAGAAGATTTGGTGAAATTAGGACTTGATGAAGAACTGGCAAAGAAGGTTGCTGATGCATCTGCGGAAGAACTGAAAGGCTTTATCCCAAAGGCAAGGTTTGATGAAGTCAACACTGAAAAGAAGAACCTTGAAACCGCAAAGGCAACATTGGAAGGTCAGCTTGAACAGCTTAAAAATTCCACTGGTGATGTGGAATCCATGAAGAAGCAGATTGAAACCCTTCAAGCTGAAAACAAGAAGAAGGATGAAACACATGCTGCTGAAATAAAACAGTTGAAGCTTGACACTGCAATTGCTGCTGCCCTTACGGATGCGAAAGCAAAGAATGCAAAGGCAGTCAAAGCACTGCTTGACCTGGAAAATGCAGAATTACTTGATGATGGAACAGTCAAAGGTTTGGCTGACCAAATTAAGAAGCTGCAAAGTTCAGAGGATTCCAAGTTCCTGTTTGACACCGAAAAGAAGAAGCAGACAATCAAGGGTGCAAAGCCTGGTGAATCAGGCAATGAAGAACCTGATGGCAAGGTTGACTTGAAAAACATGTCATATGATGAACTTTGTGCATACCTGGAAGCACACCCTGAAACCAAAATTTAATTTTGAAAGGATTAGGTGAAAATTATGCCGAATACGAAATTCAACAACAAAAGCTTCAATGCGGAAGCTTTCAAGTACCTGGTTGGTAGAGTTCCCAACTTAAAAATGAACGAAATCAAGAAGTCAAAAGCACTGGTCAGCAATCCTGACATCAAGGATGTCTTTGCAAGTCAGGATGGTACTGCATATGCAAGACTTGCAATGCGTGGTCTTGCTGATGGTGATGCTGTCAACTATGATGGTCAGACTGACATCACTGCAACCACAACCAAGACCTTTGAACAGGGTGTTGTTGTGGTTGGTCGTGCCAAAGGATGGATTGAAAGAGATTTCAGCTATGATGTCACAGGCGGTGTTGACTTCATGGAAAATGTTGCACAGCAGATTGCAGGTTATAAGGATGGTCTTGACCAGGATACCTTGCTTGCAATTCTTGAAGGTATCTTCAAGATGACTGGTACAAAAAATGAAGAGTTTGTTACCAATCACACCCACAATGTCATTTCAACCACAACTGGAAAGATGGCAGCGGAAACACTTAACACTGCGGTTCAGAAGGCTTGCGGTGACAACAAGAAGAAGTTCAGCCTTGTGTTCATGCACAGTGCGGTTGCAACCAATCTTGAAAACCTGAACCTTCTTGAACACCTGAAATACACTGACAAAGACGGTGTGACAAGAGAACTTGACCTTGGAACATGGAACGGAAAACTGGTTGTCATTGATGATGCACTTCCCCATGTTGATGTTCCTGCGGTATCTGCTGCAAATGCTGTTCCTGGTGTTTACAATATCACAATCAAATCCCCTGGTGCTGTAATCGGTGACAAAATCAAAATTTGTGGTAAGGAATACACTTGTACTGATAATGGTTTAGGTGCTAATGAATTTGCAGACACCAGTTCCGCAACTACTCTTGCAGGTGCATTGAAAACCTTACTTGCTGCCGAAACAGAAGGTGAAGCTACAAAATACACCTGGACAAATTCAGGCGGTGTCATTACTGCAACTGAAAAATCAGGTGGTGTTGGTGGTGTACCAGAAGTAATTGCAACCATGAAGGATGATGGCGGTATTTTAAGGGCAACACTTGCTACAACCACACTGGGCAAGCTTGCTGTTACCGCTGCTGATGCATACAGCTACTATGTGACTTATGTCCTTGGTGAAGGTGCAATCAGCTATGAGGATATTGGTGTGAAAGTTCCTTATGAAATGGCAAGGGATGCTGCAACTAATGGTGGTCAGGATACCCTTTACATCAGACAAAGAAAGTGCTTTGCACCGTTTGGTCTTTCTTATGAAAAGGTCAACCAGGCTTCACTTTCCCCGACTGATACGGAACTGAAAGACGGTGTAAACTGGTCACTTGTTCACAGCGGTGAAATTGCCGAAGGTGACAGAAGTTACATCAACCACAGAGCAATTGCGATTGCAAGAATTCTGTCCAAAGGCTAAAAGAAAGGGGTGATAACCAATGGCTGATATATCTGACAGACTGGAAGCTTTAATTCAGACCATACAGAATGTATCAAGCCTTGGTGCATCCTTTGTTTATGATGTTGGGAAGCTGCTTGAATCATTCGGGTATGAACTTCAAGATGGAGATGATTGGCTTCTTGGTTTCTGTATTCAGAAGGTAGAAAACAACATCAGAAATGAATGCAATGTTTCAAGTGTTCCTTGCGGATTGATGAAGGTTGCTTCACAGATGGTTGTTGGTGAATTTTTATTTTCCAAGAAAGGGATTGGACAGTTACAGGGTTTGAATATCAACATTGATGCAGCAGTCAAACAAATTCAGGAAGGTGACACCAGTGTGACCTTTGCCTTTGGCAATGGAAGCATGACACCTGAACAAAGACTGGATGTGTTGATTGCTTTCCTGATGCAAAATGGTAAAAGTCAATTTGTCCATTACAGGCGGTTAAGATGGTAAGAAAAGCAATTGAAAGCCTGTACAAAGATAAATGTTCCATTGTGGAATACAGGTCATACAAGAAAGCAAACAAGTCCACTGGACAGAAAGAATTTACCGTTCTTGAAAATCAACCCTGTAAATTGTCCTTTTCCACTATCAAGAGCAACACAGAAACCGCAAGTGCTGAAATGGTTACACAGGTGGTGAAGTTATTTATTGCCCCTGAAATCGTAATAAAACCAGGTTCAAAGATTGTTGTTGAGCATCAAGGTAGGATAACTGAATATAAAAACAGCGGTCAACCTGGGATATATCCTTCACACCAAGAAGTGGTTCTTGAATTGTTTGATGGGTGGTCATAATGGCAAGAAGTGTGAAAGCTAACATCAAAGGTCTTGAACAGTTCAGGGATAAGTTAAAGCAGTTAAGTGATGAACAAATTCAAATCTTCATTGAACAGACTGCAAAGGAACTTGCTGCAAGGCTTCTTGCCAAAGTCATCAAAAGAACACCTGTTGGTAAATACGGAAAATCAATTATGCGTGATGAAACAGGTGAAGCTGTTCGATACAAAAGCGGAAAGAACAAAGGCAAGGTTAAAAGGCAAGTGGTCAAAAAAGGCGGTACATTGCGAAGGGGTTGGACATCCAAAACCGAAGCAGAAGCTGCAAACGGAAGCGGTAAAGGTACTGATGCAGTCATATATGCCAATTCACTTGCTATTAAGAAGATTGGTAGTGATTATGTCATTGAAGTCATCAATCCTGTTCATTATGCATCATATGTTGAATTTGGTCACAGAACTGCAAATCACAAGGGGTGGGTTGAAGGAAAATTCATGCTGACTATTTCAGAACAAGAACTTGAAGCTGATGCACCAAGAGTAATTGAAAACAAATTGATTAAGTACCTGGGGGAAGTGTTCAAATGATAAACAAAATTATTGATGGTATATGTGAAAAATTAAATGAATCATTTGGGGATGGGTATGAAATTTACACTGAATTGAAGAACCAGGGTTTGAAAGAACCCTGTTTTTCTGTTATGTGTGTGAATCCCATCAATAATCAGGTTATTGGAAACAGGTATTTCCGAAACAACTTATTTTCCATCCTGTACTTCCCTGCATCCAAAGAACCAAAAGCTGAATGTAATACGGTTCTTGAAAAGCTATATCTTGCATTGGAAATTATCAAAATCAAGGAAACACTTCCTGATGAATCCATCAAGGAAAGCTTGGTCAGGGGTACAAACATGCGTGGTGAATTGGTGGATGGTGTTCTGAACTTCCTTGTGAACTTCAACTTGTTTGTTTATAAGGTTGAAGATGCAGACCTGATGGAAGAAGTAATTCAAAAATCGGATTTGAGATAATGAAAGGATGGTGTGGAATGGCAAAAGAAGTCAAAGAAACAAAGAAAGCTGATAATTTTGAAGTTAAGTTTTCAAAAAGTCAGTTGGTAGAATCGAAAAGGTTCAGCGGTCAAAAAGATTTGCTGAACACTATCCTGGAAGATGGCAAGGAATATACACTTGATGAAGTTGTTTCCAGGGTTGAAAAATACATGAAAGGTAAGGTGAAATAATATGGCACTGGGCGGTGGTACTTTTGTAACACAAAACAAAATTCTTCCTGGCAGCTATATCAATGTAATCAGTGCAGCTTCCGCAAGTGCAGAACTGTCTGACAGGGGTATTGTTGCTGTTCCCCTTGATTTGAAGTGGGGTCAGGAAGGAAGTGT